CTATGGGATGCGGGCCTCGGCACGCCGCCGCCAGCCCTCGGCCCGCTCGCGCGCCCAGGCGAGACGCTCCGCCGGTCCGGCGAGGCGAAGCCTGAGGTCGTCGGTCAGGTGTCGACCGCTGCGCAAGGCGCAGGCGGCGGCGCGGGCCTCGGCGGCGAAGCGGGCCAGCGCGGCGGCACGGGCGGCGGCGCGACGGCGGATCACCTCGGCCGGCGGCGTGGCGAGTGCGTCGCGCAAGGCGCGCGGGACGGGGCCGGTGAAGCGGCGCTCCAGCGCCTCCAGGGCGGCGGGATCGGGGCAGGACATGGGCGAGGGGCTCCGGCGCGAATGCTGGCGGCCGGTTATGGGATCATATTCCTTTCCCCGCGGTCAAGGAAAATGGTCGGCGCCTACTGGCTGACCCACACCACGCGCGCGATCCATTCCACGCCCTCGCGCTCCAGCGTCCGGTCGCCGTGGGCGGGGTTGAGTGAGCGCAGTTCCACGCGCTTTTCCGACAGCCGCAGCAGTTCCTTCACCATCACCTCGCCGTCGCGGGTGCGCACCACCACGCGGTCGCCCCGGCGCAGCGACGAATCGGGCGACACGATCAGGCGGTCGCCGTCGCGGTAGACCGGCTGCATGGAGTCGCCCGACACCTCGAGCGCATAGGCATGGCTGTCGGTGACGTCCGGCGAGCGGATCTCGTCCCACCCGGCGCCGGCCGGATAGCCGGCGTCGTCGAAGTAGCCGGCCTGGCCGGCCTGGGCGAAGCCGATGAGCGGGATGGTGCGCGGCGCCGGGCCGCCGTAGCTGCGGTCTTCCACCAGCGCCGTGAATTCGGCGAAGGACGTGGTGGTGGCGTCCAGGATCTTGGCGATGGACTCGGTGGACGGCCAGCGCGGCTTGCCTTCGCGCGTGGTGCGCTTGCTGCGGTTGAAGGTGGTGGAATCCAGTCCGGCACGGCGGGCCAGCCCCGAGGGGGAGAAGCCCTTGCTTTGCGCCAGGCGGTCGATGGCGCGCCAGATCTGGGAATGGGTCAGCATGGGAACATGGTCTTACAGGCGGACAGAAAGCGCAGTAAGAACAAATTCCGCAAAATTCCTTGACGCCCTGGGTCAGCAGTCCTAACACTCGCGGTTGTTCTTCTTTTGTTCCGACCGTTCCGGTCCATCCCATCCGGACCATCCGGTCCAGCCGAGGAGTGTTTCCGCCATGGCACAGGCCCGTGCTCACGCCTTCCGCGTGTCCAGTTCCCGTCCAGCACAACCGTTCTTCAGCGCCGAGGAGGCGTGGCTGTGGTTCTGGCAGTGCCAGATCGCCCGCGACGAAGGCGCCCGATTCGTCGCCGACGCCGGCGCCGTCGCCCGTCCCTGCGACCCCGACGACCTGTGGCGCGCCGCCCTGGCGCTGCTGCGCCGCCGCCTCATCGACCGCCGCCACCTGCGGGTGCTGGCGGTGTTCGGGCGCCGCCTGACGCCGCCCGACCCGCGCCTGGCCGAGGAAGCCGTCGCCGCCCGCCTGTGGGACGACGCGCTCGACCGCCTGACCACGCCGCTGCGCGCCAAGGGGATCGTGGCATGATCGCCGCCGCCGCCCTGTCCCCCGGAGCCGCCGCCCGCCCGCGCGGTGCGGCGGCGGTGCAGGCGCGGGCGCGCCGTGGCGTGCCGGCCTACGTGGTGTTCACCGACCACACCGACCTCGCCTGGCTGCGGCTGTTGCGCCCCGGCTTCCGCCATTGCTTCGCCGTGGTGCAGGTGGATGGCGCCTGGGTGATCGTCGATCCCCTGTCGCACTGGACGACCTTGCGCGTGGTGCCCGAACTGGCCGGCTGGCAGCCGGAACCGTGGTTCCGTCACCTCGGCCTCACCGTGGTCGCCGCCGAGGCGGTGGAGCCGGCGCCGCGGCTGGCACCGTGGCGGCCCTATACCTGCGTCGAGGCGGTGAAGCGCCTGCTCGGCCTGCGCCTGCCGGGCGTCTTCACCCCCTGGCAACTGTACCGGGCGCTCACCGTCGAGGGCGTCGTTCCTAACAAGGAAAAAAATCTTGACAAGGGGAGCGAAATGGGGGCATAGTCCCTCCTGTCAACGCCACAGGTGTGCCCGAAGCCCGCCGGACCCCAGGTCCGGCGGGTTTTTTCATGGCCGCCGCCGGCGCCTCCATCAGCCGAGCAGGGAGACCCCGCCCATGGGTGGCTTCTCGTCCCCACCGCCCCCGCAGACGCCGAACCAGGCCATCATGGAAGCCTTCATGTACAGCTTCATGGCGCACCAGCGCCTGGTGGACCAGGGCAAGGCCGAGCCCATCCGCCTGCCCACGCCCGACCTGCCGAAGCCGCCGCCGCCGCCCCCTCCGCCGGCCCCGGCCCCCGCCCCGGCCCCGGCCGCGAGCACGCCGCAGATCATCATCCACCGTGTCGAAGTGCCGGTTCCGGTGTCCTCCGGTGGTGGTGGCGGCGGTGGCGGCAGTACGCCGCGTCCGTCCGCCCCGGCCCCGTCACCCGCGCCGTCGCCTGCCGCGCCGGCGCCCGATTCGGCCGCCGAGGCCGCCCGCCGCCGCCGCGAGCAGCAGGAGCGCGACGACCGTGCCCGCGCCGCCACCGTCGCCACCTCGTGGCGCGGCGTGCTGTCGCCGCTGCCGACCCTCGGCCCGCGCAAGACCCTGTTGGGAGAATGATCCCATGACCCCCGACACCGAGGCGCTGCTGCGCCGTTACCGGGCCGCCCGCTCGCGCCGCTCGGCGTGGGAAAGCCACTGGCGCGAGTGCTACGACTTCACCCTGCCGAGCCGCGACTCCGGCGGGGGCGGCGGCGAAGGCGCGCGGCGGGTCGACCGCCTGTTCGACGGCACCGCCGCCGATGCTGTCGACCAGCTGGCCGCCAGCCTGCTCGCCGAGCTGACGCCGCCGTGGGCGCGCTGGTTCGGCCTCGCCGCCGGCGTCGAACTGGCGCCCGAGGAACGCGCCGCCGTGGCGCCCCTGCTGGAGAAGACGGCGGAAATCGTGCGCGGCCACTTCGACCGCTCCAACTTCGCCGTGGAGATGCACCAGGCCTACCTGGACCTGGTGATTGCCGGCACCGCCAGCCTGCTGTTCGAGGAAGCGCCGCCGGGCCAGCCGTCGGCCTTCCGCTTCACCGCCGTGCCGCTGTCGGAACTGGTGGTGGAGGAAGGCGCCTCGGGCCGCCTCGACGTCACCTTCCGCCGCTCGGAAGCGAGCCTCGCCACCCTGCGCGAGCGCTTCCCCGCCGCCGCGGTGCCCGACACCCTGGTGCGGCGGGCCGAAAACGACGCCGATGCGCGTTTCGCGGTGCTGGAATGCGTGCTGCCCGAACCGCACGGCGGCGGCTTCGCCTATACGGCGCTGCTCGACCCGGAAGGGGCGGGCGCCGACGCGGCGGTGCTGGCGCAGGGCACCTTCGCCCGCTCGCCCTTCGTCACCTTCCGCTGGCTGAAGGCGCCGGGCGAGGCCTATGGCCGCAGCCCGGTGATGAAGACGCTGCCCGACATCAAGACCGCCAACAAGGTGGTGGAGCTGATCCTCAAGAACGCCTCCATCGCCGTCACCGGCATCTGGCAGGCCGATGACGACGGCGTGCTGAACCCGGCCAACATCCGTCTGGTGCCGGGCGCCATCATCCCCAAGGCGGTCGGCTCGCAGGGCCTGACGCCGCTGGAGGCGCCGGGCAAGTTCGACGTCTCGCAGCTGGTGCTGGAAGACCTGCGCGGCCGCATCCGCCACGCCCTGCTGGTGGACCGCCTGGGGCAGGTGGACGCCCCGCGCATGACGGCGACCGAGGTGATGGAGCGCTCCGCCGAGATGGCGCGCATCCTCGGCGCCACCTATGGCCGGTTGCAGTCGGAACTGCTGACGCCGCTGGTCATGCGGGCGCTCGGCATCCTGCGGCGGCGCGGCGAGATCGTCGATGTCCGCGCCGACGGGCGGGTGGTGGACCTGGTCTACCAGTCGCCGCTGGCCCGCACGCAGGCGCAGTCGGACGCCCAGAACACCCTCACCTGGCTGACCTCGGTCGCCGGGTTGGGGCCGGCGGCGGCGGAGGCGGTGGATACCGGCGCTGCCGCCCGCTGGCTCGGCCGGGCGCTCGGCGTGCCGGCCGAACTGATCCGCGAGGCCCCGGCGGTGGCGGAGACCCCGCCGCCGCCGGTCCTCGCCGACCCGACCGGGGCCGTTCCGGCTGCGGCGGGGGGAGGCGTGTCGTGACGTCCACGCTTTCCCTCCCCGACGGCTGGGACGGCCTCGACCCCGGGGCCGGGGGCGCCGGTCCGCCGGCCGAGCCCGACGACGCGGCGCTGCTCTTCGCCCGCGTCTTCCGCGGCGACGATGGCCGGCGCGCGCTCGGCGTCCTGCGGGCGCTGACGCTCGACCGCGCCCTCGGCCCCGATGCCCCGCCCGATGCGCTGCGCCATCTGGAAGGCCAGCGCGCCCTCGTCCTCCACCTGCTCGCCCTGGTGGAGCGGGGGCGGGCGGGGTGAAGGGCGTCCTCTTCACCCTCTTCTTCCCGCGAAGGAGTCGTTCATGACCAACCGTACCCTCCCGCCGGAGTTCCTCGACCCGGCGACCGGGCAGCCGAACGTGGAGGCGCTGCTCGGCGCCTACATGGACCTGCTCGAAACCTCCAAGGGCATGGTGCGCCCGCCCGGGCCGGACGCCGATCCGGCCAGCGTCGCCGCCTTCCGCGCCGCGCTGGGCGTGCCGGAGACGCCCGACGCCTATCAGGTGACGGCGCCGCATGCGCTGCTCACCCCGGACCCCACCGTCAACGCCCGCCTGCACGGCGCCGGCTTCACGCCGCAGCAGGTGCAGCTGGTCTACGACCTCGCCGCCGAGCGCATCCTGCCGGTGCTGGAAAGCATGGCGTCCGAAATGGACGGCGACCGCGAGCTGTCGCGCCTGGTCGAGCATTTCGGCGGCGAGGAGCGCTGGGCCGAGATCAGCCGCCAGCTGCTCGCCTGGGGCAAGGCCAACCTGCCGGCCGACGTGCTGACGGCGCTGTCGTCCACCGCCGACGGCGTCGTCGCCCTGTGGCGCATGATGCAGTCCGGCGAGCCGGCGCTCGGCGGCCTGGAGAAGGGCGCCGCCGGCCCGGCCGGCGAGGACGAGATCAAGGCCCTGATGCGCGACCCCAAGTACTGGCGCGAGCGCGACCCGACCGTCATGCGCAAGGTCGCGGACGGGTTCAAGCGGCTGTACCCCGGCCAGGCGTGACCGCCGCCTGACGGGCCGCCGTCGGGCGAGGGGGTAGCCACCAAGGCACCAAGTACTCCAAGGCGATCGCGCGCCGTCCCCCCTCCCTTTTCCCTCCCTCTCTCCCGCCCTCTCTCCTCCCTCTCCCATTGTCATGGCCGGGCTCGACCCGGCCATCCACGGCGTCACCGGCGGCGACCGTGGGCGCGGCGCCCTCCACGGCGGGCGGCAGGGGAGCCGTGGATGCCCGGATCAAGTCCGGGCATGACAATGGAGCGAGGGAGAGAGGAGGGGGAGGAGAGGGGAAAGGGGCGCAACCGCCCTCGCCCTCCCTTCATCGTTCACCATTTGTCCCAAACGCAGAGGACCATCCGCATGTCCACCAAGATCGACCAGTCCTTCGTCAAGCACTTCCAGGCCGACGTCCACCTGGCCTTCCAGACCATGGGCTCGAAGCTGCGCAACACCGTGCGCACCAAGAACGACGTCCAGGGGTCGTCCACCGTCTTCCAGAAGGTCGGCAAGGGCACGGCCTCCACCAAGGCGCGGCACGGCAAGGTGCCGGTCATGAACCTCGACCACACGCCGGTCGAATGCCAGCTCTACGACTACTACGCCGGTGACTGGGTCGACCGGCTGGACGAGCTGAAGACCAACATCGACGAGCGCCAGGTGCTGGTGAAGGCCGGCGCCTATGCGCTCGGCCGCAAGACCGACGAACTCATCATCAAGGAGCTGGACAGCTCCACCAACTACGCGCTCGACGGCTCCACCGCGCTCACCAAGGAGAAGGTGCTGAAGGCCTTCGAGATGCTGGGCGAGGCCGACGTGCCCGACGACGGCGACCGCTACGCCGTGGTCGGCTGGAAGCAGTGGTCGGACCTGCTCGCCATCCCCGAGTTCTCCAACGCCGACTACATCGGCGAATCCGACCTGCCGTGGCAGGGCACCCAGGCCAAGAAGTGGCTCGGTACCCTGTGGATGCCGCACTCGGGCCTGACCGTCGCGAGCGGCGTGCGCTACTGCTACTGGTACCACAAGACCGCCGTCGGCCATGCCATCGGGTCGGAGGTCATCACCGACGTGTCGTGGCACGGCGACCGGGCGGCGCACTTCGTAAACAACATGATGTCGCAGGGCTCCAAGCTCATCGACCCGGCGGGCGTCGTCGCGCTGCGCTGCCTCGAGGCGTAAGCGCGCCGCCCCTTCCTCCTTCCTTTCCATCGCATCCGGAGACTTCCGACCATGGCCTTCCAGTCCAAGGACCTGTCGGTGCTGGCCTACGCCAACGGCTTCACGCTGTGGCACTACGCCAGCGCCGATGCCGCCGCCGCCATCGCCGCCGGCGGCTATTTCGACCGCGCGGCGGAGATGATCAACACGGGCGACCTGATGATCGTCACCAGCGACACCGGCACGGCGCCCGTCACCGTGCTGATGCGGGTCGCCGGCGTCGCGGGCGGCGTCGTCACCACCGCCGCCGTTTGAGCCACCGGGGCCGGAGGACCTGCGCCTCCGGCCCCGTCTCTGTCCGGGGGAGCCCCATGACCATCGACATCTTCCCGACCCTCAACCTGCTGGCGCGGCCCGGCAAGACGCCGCCGACGCTGCGCTTCGCCCGCACCGGCACGGCGACCCGCGTCGACGCCACCGGCACGCTCGCCGCCGTCGCCGCCGACGGCCTGCGCCACGACTTCGTGCGCACCACCGGCGTCTACCGCGGCTGGCGGCTGGAGGGCGCGCGCACCAACCTGGTGCTCAACAGCCTGACGCCCGCCGGCCAGAACATCACCATCGGCGCCGGCACCTGGACCCTGTCGCTGGTGGGCGGCGGCACGGTCACCGCCTCGGGCGCCATGACCGGCAGCGCCACCGAGGCGGCCCCGCTGACCCAGACGGCGAGCGCCGGCACGGTGACGCTGGCGCTGTCGGGCGACGTGCGCGGCCTGCAGCTGGAAAGCGGCGCCTACGCCACCTCCATCATCCCCACCGCCGGCGCCCAGGTGACGCGCGGGGTGGAGACGGCGCGGGTGGACGCGACCGACTTCGCCCTGAAGGCCGACGAAGGCACGCTCTACGTCCAGTGCTCGACCCTCGGCATCGGCGGCTTGCAGACGGCGCTGGAGCTGGGCGACGGCAGCGCCGACAACCGCATCGTGCTGCGTTTCGACCCCGCCCGGGCGCCGCAGGCGACCATCTTCAGCGGCGGCGCGAGCCAGCTGTCGCTGACGGGCTCGGCGGTGGCGGCCGACCAGACGGTGCGCATGGCGCTCGCCTACAAGGCCGGCTCCGCCGCCTTCTGCATCGACGGCGGCGCCGTGCAGACGGCCGCCCCCGCCGCCATCCCCGCCGCCGCCAGCCTGTGGCTCGGCAGCGAGGGCACGGCGACGGACCCGCTCAACGGCCACGTCCTGCACGCCGCCTACTTCCCCCGCCGCCTCGCCGACGCCGACCTGCAGCTGCTGACGCGCTAGGAGAAATAGATGAGAACCCGCCATTACTCTGACTGCAGTGTGCACAACGAGCCGGCCTATGCGGCCGGCCCGTGCGACTGTGGCGGTCTAAAGCTGACAGTATATCTCCTTCATGTGGCTGTCGCCCTTCTTATAACCAGGGCGCGGCGCCTGCGAAGCTTCTTCCAGAAGCTGATGCTTCGTGACCTTTGACAGCGTCATGAGCTTCCAGCCCACTTCCTCTCCAGAGACACTCCCTCCTTCGACCTGCCAGACCCGCATGCACTCGTTATTGGCGGTCGAAACGCCGACCGCGTGAACCTCGATGATGCGGGTCTCGCCGTCATACACCACCCGAAGACGCTTACCTGCATTCAGTGCTTCACAAGCAGACTGCCAATTCATGCCGGTTCTCCTTGTTTCCGAAGTCCCGGAAATGGCCCTTGGCAGAGAATCTGCAATATCACCGTGGTTATACAGTCTCAGGTATATAAAAAGGAGGACTCGCCAGTGAGCCTGACAGCCATCGCCCTGTGTTCGCGCGCCCTGTTGAAGATCGGCGCCACCGGCATCGCCTCGTTCGACGAGGGGACGGCGGAGGCCGAGGTGGCGGCGAACCTCTATCCGTCCGCCCGCGACGCGCTTCTGTCGGCGCACCCGTGGAACTTTGCCACCGCGCAGGTGCGCCTGGCGCCGCTGGCCGCCCAGCCGGTGGCCGATTTCGCCCATGCCTTCCAACTGCCCGCCGATTTCCTGCGGGCGCTGTCGGCCGGCAGCGGTGAGCGCGGGCGTGGCCTGCGCTACCGCATCGCCGAGCGCCGCCTGCACGCCGACACGGCGGCGGTGACGCTCACCTACGTCTTCCGCCCGCCGGAGGAGAGCTTTCCGCCCTTCTTCGACCAGGCGCTCATCCTGCGCCTCGCCGCCGAGTTCTGCCTGCCGCTGACCGAAAGCACCAGCCGCGCCGAACTGCTCCACCGCCTGGCGGAGGAGGAGATGCGCCGCGCCCGCCTGATCGACGCGCAGGAAGAATCGCCGGCGGCGGTGGAGGACTTCACCCTGATCGAGGCCCGCCGATGACCAGCGTCGTCCAGACCAAGACCAACTTCTCCGCCGGCGAGCTGTCGCCCCGCCTCTACGGGCGCGGCGACCTGCGCGCCTACGAGAACGGCGCGGCGGCCCTGCGCAACGTGGTCATCCACCCGACCGGCGGCGTGTCGCGCCGCAGCGGCACCCGCTGGGTGGACGACATCGAGGGCAACGGCCGCCTCGTCGCCTTCGAGTTCAACACCGAACAGACCTACCTGCTGGTGTTCACCCACCAGAAGATGGCCGTCTACATGAACGACAGCCGCATCGCCGTGCTGACCACGCCGTGGACGGCGGACCAGCTGGCGGCCATCTCGTGGACCCAGTCGGCCGACACGCTGCTGGTGGTCCACCCCGACGTGGAGCCGCAGAAGATCACCCGCACCAGCCATACCACCTGGACCATCTCCAAGTGGTACTGGATGGACGTGCAGAACGTGCGCTTCCAACCGCACTACAAGTTCGCGACCACCTTCGCGACGCTGACGCCCTCGGCGACCTCCGGCACGGTCACCCTGACGGCGAGCGAGGATCTGTTCGTCGCCGATCACGTGGAGACGCGCTTTCGCATCGGCGGCAAGGAGGTGCGCATCACCGCCGTCGCCGGCCCGCGCTCGGCGACGGCGCAGGTCTACCAGACGCTGGCCTCGACCACCGCCACCAAGGACTGGACGGAGCAGGCCTTCTCGGCGGTGCGCGGCTGGCCGGTGAGCGTCACCTTCCACCAGGACCGGCTGGTGATCGGCGGCTCGCGCGATCTGCCGAACCGGGTGTGGCTGTCCAAGTCGGGCGACTACTTCAACTTCGACACCGGCACCGGCCTGGACGACGAGGCCATCGACTTCGGCATCGTGTCCGACCAGGTGAACGCCGTGCGCGCCGTGTTCTCCGGCCGCACCTTGCAGGTCTTCACCACCGGCGCCGAATGGACCGTTTCCGGCGATCCGGTCACGCCCGTCACCGCCTCGGTGCGGCGGCAGACGCGGGTGGGCACGCCCTCGGGGCGCCAGGTGCCGCCGCGCGACGTCGACGGCGCCACCCTGTTCATCGGCGCCGGCGGGAAGGAGCTGCGCGAGTTCCTGTTCACCGATGCCGAGCAGGCCTATCAGGCCGGCGACCTCGCCCTGGTGGCGCGCCACCTGATGACCGGGCCGGTGGACATGGACTACGACGCCTACCGCCGGCTGGTCTACATCGTCATGGCCGACGGCGGGCTCGCCACCGTCACCAACTACCGCGCCGAGCAGGTCTCCGGCTGGACCCGGCAGGAGACCGACGGCGCCTTCCGCGCCGTGGCCGTGGTCGGCACCGCCGTGTTCGTCCTGGTGGAGCGCGCCGGGGTCTTCCACATCGAGCAGTTCGACGAGGACTTCGGCCTCGACTGCGCCCTGGCCGGCGAGAGCACGACCGCGAAGGCCCGCTGGACCGGCCTCGACCATCTGGAGGGGCGCACGGTGCAGGTGCTCGGCGACGGGGCCGAGCTGCCCGATGCCGTGGTGAGCGGCGGGGCGGTGGATCTGCCCTATGCCGTGTCGCGTGTGCAGGTGGGCCTGCCCTTCCGCCACCGGGTGGAGCCGCTGCCGCCGGTGGTGGTGGGGCCGGGCGGGGTGCGCCAGGGCGGCGCGCTGCGGCTCATCCGCGCCACCTTCCGTGTGCTGGAGACCCAGGTTCTGACCGTCGATACCGGCCGCGGCGCGACGCCGGTGCCGGTGAAGCGGCTCGGTGCCTCGGGCGTGCTCGACAGCCCGCCGCCGGCCTTCACCGGCGACCTCGCCGTGCGTGCCATCGGCTGGAAGCGCGACGCCATCGGCCCCGTGTGGCGGGTCGACCAGGCGTCGCCGCTGCCCTGCACGATCCTTTCCGTAACCACCGAACTGAAGGTGACCGACTGATGGGTGGATTCGCCAGCTCCGCCGTGACCGTCGGCCGCAGCCTCCTCGGCCCGGCCCTCACCGTCTACGGCGCCTATTCCGATGCCAAGTCCCGCAGCACGCCGGCCCGCGTCACCTTCGACGACGGCGGCGCGCTGGCGGTGGCGCAGTCCGATGCCCGCGCCGCCGAGCAGGAGCGCATCGCCTACGAGCAGAGCCGCGCCGAGCAGGACGCCGCCGAACTGCGCCGCGCCGCCGCCGCCGAAGCCGAGTGGCGCACGCGGCTGCAGGGCGAGATCGCCGGCGCCGAACGGGCGGCGAGCGAGCAGTGGAACGCCTACCACCTCGGCGTCGCCGAGCAGGAGGCGCAGCTCGCCGAGGCCCAGGCCCGCGCCGCCGCCGACGCCGACCAGCGCCGCCTGCAGGCCGAGGCGGCGGAGGCGGCCCGCCTGCGCGAAGCCGACCTGAAGCGCGCCCAGGCCAGCGCCCGCGCCCGCTTCGGGGCGGCGGGCCTGCGCGGCTCCACCTCCGCCGCGGCGCTGATGACCGGCATGGTGGACGAAGCCGCCGCCCGCGACCTCGCCGCCGCCGACACGACCGCCGCCTCCGCCCGCGACCTGTGGGCGCAGGTGGAGCGCACGCGCGAGCGCAACCTGCTCGCCCTCGGCCAGATGCGCCAGCGCGCCCTGCTGACCGTGGGCGATCTGACCCAGCGCCAGCAGCAGGCGGCGGCGGAACTGGCGCACGACAACGAGCTGGCGCTCTACCGCGCCGACAGCGCCGCCAACCGCCTGCTCGCCGACGCCTGGATGCAGACCCGCGTCGACACCGCCCGCGCCGGCGTCGCCGGGGCCTCCGCCGCCGCCGCCTCCGCCGCCTCCGCCAGCCGGACGCCGGTGGCACGGCCCAACGCGGCGGACTTCTTCCTGCCCCTGGCGGGGCGCCTGCTGTCCAACCTGTGAGGACACCGACCGTGACCACCGACCACATCGTCATCGGCGACCTGCGCCCGCGGGTGCAGTACGTCGCCGACGGAACGGTGCGCGACTTCGCGTATCCCTTCCCCATCTTCAAGACGGCCGACCTGGAGGTCTGGCTCGGCGAGGTGCGGGCCACCACCGGCTTCACCACCACCGGTGCCGGCAGCGACGGCGGCGGTACGGTCTCCTTCGGTGCCGCGCCCGCCGCCGGGACGCTGGTCACCCTGCGCCGCCGCCTGGCGGTGCAGCGGGTGAGCGACTTCCAGGAAGGCGGCGCCTTCCGCGCCAAGGTCGTCAACGACGAGCTGGACTACCAGACCGCCGTCCTGCAACAGCTGGAGGTGGACCTGTCGCGCGCCCTGCGCCTCGCGCCCACCGACCCGTCGACGGCGAGCCTGGTGCTGCCGCCGCCGCAGCCGGGCAAGGCCATCGGCTGGAACGCCGACGCCAGCGGCCTGACCAACGACCCGGCCGACTTCGCCCAGGCGCGCGCCGACGTGCAGGCGACCCTGACCGCCGCCCAGGCCGCCGCCGCCCAGGCCGCCACGTCCGCCCAGCAGGCGGCGGCGGCGACGGAGGCCATCCTCATCCCCACCGTCGACGCCCAGGAAGCCGCCCTCATGGCGCAGGCGGCGCGCGATGCCGCCCAGGCCGCCGGTGCGGCCGCCGCGACCGATGCCGCCGCCGCCGATGCCTCAGCCGCCGCGGTGGCGGGCGAGGCGGCGGCCACCGGCCAGTGGACGGCGGAGGCGCAGACGCTGGTCTGGCTCGCCGAGCGTAACGCCGCCGCCGTCGGCGATGCCGTCACGGCGGCGCAGGGGGCCCGTGCCGAGGCCCTGGGCGCCGCGGACGGCGCCCTGCTCGACCGCGTGGCGGCGGAGCGCGCTGCCGACCGTGCCGCGACCGCCGCCGCGACGGCCGCCGCCGCCCTCATCGGCACGCGGCCCGGCCAGGCGCTGCCGGAGTGGGCGCGCATCGACACGTAGGGTTCATCCACCGCACCGGCCCGATGGCATACAACCGGCGGGTGGGCGGCGCGTCCGCCGTCCGACCGACCGTTTACAGGGAGCCTGTGCATCGTGTTCGAGTCGTCGCCCGCCGCCCCCAGTCTCGCCGCCTCCGGCGCCACCGCCGAAAGCCGCCGCAAGTACCAGCGCATCGCCCCCGTCTACGACCTGCTCGACGCCGTCTACGAGCGGTCGTGGAAGGCGCGGCTGCGCCATGCCGCCTTCGCCGGCCTGACCGGGCGGGTGCTCGACGCCGGCGCCGGCACCGGCTGCAACATCCCCGCCTATCCGGCGGGGGCGCTGGTGACGGCGGTCGACCTCAGCCCCGCCATGCTCGACCGCGCCCGCCGCCGGGCGGAGCGGCTCGGCCGGGCGGTGAGCTTCCGCGAGGCCGACCTGACCGCCACCGGCCTGCCCGCCGGTTCCTTCGACGCCGCCGTCGCCACCTTCGTCTTCTGCGTCGTGCCGGAGGACGCGCAAGGCCCCGCCTGGGCCGAACTGGCGCGGCTCGTCCGGCCGGGCGGCGAGATCCGGGTGCTCGATTACGCCCGCTCGCGCAAACCGCTGGCGCGGGCGTGGGAAGACCTCATGGCGCCGTGGCTGAACTTCGCCTTCGCCGCCCGCTACACCGCCGCCTACGACCGTCACGCCGTGGCGGCCGGGCTGGAGCCGGTGGAGGACCGCTTCGTCGTCGGCGACGTCGTGCGCTTCCTGCGCTTCCGCGTTCCCGGCGGCTGACCCGACCGCCGCCCGGCCGCCGCCGGCCCCTCTCTCCAGGCCGCGCTCCCCACCGGGGGCGCGGCCTTCGCTTTTGCCGAAAGGACCCGCATCCCATGCCCCTGACCCTGCAGCATTACCCGGGCCTCGTGCTGGCCGCGCGGCCGGGCGTGGTGCCGGCGCGCCTCAGCCTGTCGCGCCCCTCGGTCGCCACCCGCGTCACCGCCCTCGGGCTGGTGGAGGAGGTGGCGGCCGACACCCTGCGCGACGACTACGACCTCGCCACCGGCGCCTACCTCGGCTGGTGCATCGAGGAGCCGCGCACCAACCTCGTCCGCCACGCCCGCGACCTCACCCAGGCGGTGTGGTCGAAGACCAATGCCGCCGTCACCAAGGACGCCACCGGCGCCGACGGCACCACCGGCGGCGCCTGCCGGGTGGCGGCGACTGCGGCCGGGGCGGTGGTGACGCAGCTGGTGACCGCCGCCACCGCCTGGCACTGCTTCGCCCTCGACCTGAAGCCGCTGACGGTCACCGGCGCCGTGTCCGTCACCGTCGACGGCGGCGCCACCTGGACCGACGTCACGGGCAAGCTGGTCGCCGGCCGCTTCACCCGCGTCGCCGTCGCTAAGTCGGTGAGCAACCCGGTGGTCGGCCTGCGCCTCTCCGCCGCCGGCGACAGCGTGGCCGCCGACTATGCCCAGTGCGAGGCCGGCGCCTACCCCACCAGCCGCATCGTCACCGCCGCCTCCACCGTCACCCGCCAGGGCGACGTGCTGACGGTGCCCGACCTGGCAGGCTTCTGGAACCGGGCGGAGGGCACGCTGGTGATCGACGCCCGCTGCTACGGCAGCGATCTGCCGACCTCGAGCCCGCGCCAGACCCTGCTGTCGGTGGGTGACACCTCGGCCGGCACCACGGCGGTGATCGAGCTACAGCGCCAGCCCGATTTCGCCTCGCGCCTCGGCTGGGGCTTCGGGACGCAGGTGGGCTATGCCGCCGGCGCCACCTCCAACGGCCTGTGGAGCGCCGAGGGCTATCGCCGGGTGGCGCTCGGCTGGACGGCGGGGCAGGGCGACCCGACGGTGGCGGTGGACGGCGCGACGTGGCGGCCGGCGCTCGCCGGCGGCGGCTTGGTGAACGCCATCGACGCCGCCGGCCGTACGCTGGCCATCGGCCACCAGCGGCGCGGCGGCGTGCAGCGCCACCTGTCGGGCCACGTGCGGCTGGTGCTGCACTACCCCCGCCGCCTGCCCGACGCGACGCTGCAGGAGCTGACGGCATGACCCTCGACGACCTCAAGGGCAGCCTCGCCGCCCGCCTGCCCGAGCGGGCGGCGGCGGCGGTGGCCGCCTACGACGCCTTTTCCGCCACCCCCGCCCCCGACGACGCCAAGGGTTTCGCCGCCCATCACGCCGCCTGCAAGGCCGCCCTCGCCCATGTGGAGGTGCTGGTCAAGCTGCTGCGCTGGGCGGCGCCGCCCGCAGTGCCCGCCGCCGCGGCGGGCGGGGCAGGGGGCGGCGACGACGATCTCGCCCGGCTCATCGCCGCCGCCCGCTCCGCCATGACCGAGGACGCCGATCCCGATGACGATTTCGCCCCCGACGACGACGACCGCGACGACTGAGACGGCGCCGCTCGACTTCCCCGAGTTCGCCTGGATCTGGAACCACGCCCTCGGCCTCACCACCCCCGTCCACCAGCGCCGCATGGCGCGGTGGCTGTCGGCGCGCTGGCGGCAGCACGAGCGCGAATGCCTGCTCATGGCCTTCCGCAACTCGGGCAAGTCGACGGTGGTCGGCCTGTTCTGCGCCTGGCTGCTGTGGCGCTGGCCGGACCTGCGCATCATGGTGCTGGCCGCCGACCATGCCCTCGCCAAGAAGATGGTGCGCAACGTCAAGCGCATCATCGAACACCACCCGCTCACCAAGGGCCTGAAGCCGCCGCGCCGCGACCAGTGGGCGGCGGACCAGTTCACCGTCAACCGGCCGGGCGAGCTGCGCGATCCCTCCATGCTGGCGCGCGGCATCGGCGGCAACATCACCGGCAGCCGCGCCGACGTGGTGGTGTGCGACGACGTGGAAGTGCCCAACACCTGCGACACCGCGCCCAAGCGCGCCGACCTGCGGGCGCGGCTGTCGGAACTGGATTACATCCTGGTGCCTGGCGGCATGCAGCTCTACGTCGGCACGCCGCACACCTTCTACACCATCTACGGCCGGGCGCCGCGGGCCGAGGCCGGCGAGTCGCGCCCCTTCCTCGACGGCTTCCACCGGCTGGAGATCCCGCTGGTCGACGGCCGCGGCCGCAGCGCCTGGCCGGAGCGTTTCCCGCCCGAGAAGATCGACGGCATCCGCCGCCGCACGGGCCCCAACAAGTTCCGCAGCCAGATGCTGCTGGAGCCGGTGAACATCGCCGACGGCCGCCTCGACCCCGACCGCCTGCGGCTCTACGACGACGAACTGGTCTATACCGAAGGCAACGGCGAGGCGACGCTCACCCTCGGCGGCCGGCGGCTGGTCTCGGCCTCGTGCTTCTGGGACCCGGCCTACGGGGCGCCCGGCAAGGGCGACGGCAGCGTCGTCGCCTGCGTCTTCACCGACGAGGACGGCGCCTATCACCTGCACCGCATCCGCTGGCTCGAACACGACCCGGCGGCGCTGGCCGGCGCCGGGGCGGGGGCGGGCGAGGACGAGGCGACGCAGCAGTGCCGCGCCGTCGCCGCCTTCCTGCGCGACAACCACCTGCCGTCGGTGCGGGTGGAAAGCAACGGCGTCGGCAAGTTCCTGCCCGGCCTGTTGCAGAAGGTGCTGGCCGAAGACGGCTTGCGCTGCGCCGTTGTGCCGACGGCATCCAGCCGCAACAAGGACGCCCGCATCATCGACGCCTTCGACGCCGTGCTGGCGGCCGGCGCCCTGTCGGCCCACCGCTCGGTGTGGACGACGCCCTTCGTCGCCGAAATGCGCGAGTGGCGTCCCGGCGGCGGCGGCCGCGACGACGGCCTGGACGCCGTCGCCGGCTGCCTCGCAGCCGAACCCGTCCGCCTCCCCCGCACCCCCGGCCCCACCGCCAAACGCCCCGGCGCCTGGCGCGGCGGCGGCGGGTGGAAGGCGGAGAGCGACTTCGGGGTGTAGGATGCTCTTCATCTCCCGCGATGATTTTGATAAAGGAGGAAACATGGTGCCAGGGGGTATCGTCACCCCTTGACGGGAGTTAACTCAGGAGTTAACTAGTGTTTGCGCGCGAGGTTGTGAACGGTCCCTGGAGGATCTGGGCGCTCGCCGACGAGGACGGCACCTGCCCCCTCGAGGAGTTCGTGAGCGGATTGCCGAAGTCCGAGCGGCGGAAGGTTCTGGCCATGCTGGATCACGTGGCGGAAGGCGGGACGCGGGCGCTGCCCTCGGACCGGTGCCATCAGATCGACGATGAACACCAGATCTACCAGTTCACGGCCGGGCAGGTCCGGATCCTCTGGTTCTATGACAGGGACAAGATCATCCTCTGCTCGCATGCATTCTTGAAGCGGACGAACAAGACGCCCAAGCGGGAACGGGAGCGCGCCGTCGCCGCCCGCAAGGCCTGCCGGGCGGGTTCCGTGACGTTGGTGAAGGAACACGAATGATGAAGAAGAAGGTCGGGTTCGCCGGACTCCTGGCAGACGCCCGGAATTCTCCCGAGTACAAGGCCGAGCGCCTCGCCCTGCAGTTCGCGGCGGAGCTCGAGCGGCTGATGGAGGAAAAGTCCATCACCCGCGCCCAGCTCGCCAAGAAGGCGGGGGTCTCCAAGGCCTACATAACCAAGCTGTTCAGCGGCGAGGGCAACTACACCCTGGAGACCATGGTCCGCTTCGCCGACGCCGTGGGTGCCGACCTGCATCAGCACCTGTGCGACGGCGGGCGGCGAATGCGGTGGCTCGAGTCCATTCCCGGCGGCCGCATGACCACGGTGCCGACACCCCTCGCCCGGAAGACGGTGGTTTCCCGCATGGACGAGAACGATGACGGCCTCACGTCTGCTGCTTGAGCATTATTTCGTCGAAGAACTGTCGGTGGCGGCGAACGTCGATGCCGACCCGGCCGTCTTCGCCGACTGGCGGCCGGAGCCGGCGACCGAGCGCGACTACGCCTCGTCACCCGACGACCCGCGGCTGCATCAGGTGCGCCTGACAGTCACGGTCGGTCACGACGACTCCGGCGCGGCGCCCTACCGGGTGCGGTTGGCCCTGCGCGGCATCTTCCGCATCGATCCGTCGGTGGAGGACAAGCGGCTGCGCGACGGCCTGCTGACCAACACCGCGCCGTCCATCCTGTACGGCGCCGCCCGCGAGGTGGTGCTGGCGACCACCGCCCGCGGCCCGTTCCCGCCTGTGCTGCTGCCGGCCGAAGTGTTCCCGCCCGAGGTGCTGGACGACGATGCCGAGCCGGCACCGCCGCCGGCCGAGCCGTCGCCGCCCGCCCGGCCCCGTCGCAAGCGGGCCAAGGCGTCCGACTGACGCCGCAGGGCACCCACAGATACCGCATCGCGCGGCCGATCCACCCGGATCGGCCGCTTTTCTTTTGCCCATGCCCCAACAGGAGACCCCCATGCCCTTCGACATCATGTGGTGGGTGTCGGCGGTGGAGTTGCCGGCGCTCGGCGGGCTGTTCTGGCTCGTCTGGCGCAATCGGCACGACGCCGACGATGCCGCTGAGGAGAACCGTCGCGCCTTCGAGCGCGGCCATGCCCAGCAGCGCGAGGCGCTGGCCGCCTACAAGCTGGAGGTGGCGCAGTCCTATGCCTCGCTCTCCCACCTGCGCGAGGTGGAAAAGCGCCTCACCGCCCATCTCGAACGCATCGAGCTGAAGCTCGATGGCGTGCAGCAGCAGGCCGTGCGGCCGGCGGGCGGGCGGGCATGAGCGGCGCCGCCAAGACCACGCCGCCCGTCCCGCCGCTGCCGGCGGACCTGCTCGCCGATCCGGTGGAGGTGCTGGCGCGCACCCTGTGGGGCGAGGCGCGCGGCGAGCCGGTGCGCGGGCAGGAGGCGGTGGCCGCCGTCGTGCTCAACCGTGTCGCCCGGGCGCAGGCGCGCGGCGGGCGGTGGTGGTGGGGCGCCAGCGTCACCGAGGTCTGCCTGAAGCCCTGGCAGTTCTCGTGCTGGAACGCCAACGACCCCAACCGGCCGCGGCTGCTCGCCCTGACGCCGCAGACCCGCGGCTTCGCCGGCGCCCTGCGCATCGCGCGCCGCGCCGTCGCCGGCAACCTGGCCGACCCGACCGACGGCGCCACCCACTACCACGCCCGCGGCATCCATCCGCCCTGGGCATGGCGGCTGGTGCCCTGCGCCGAGATCGGCCGCCATTTGTTCTACAATGACGTGGAGGTGCTGTGATGACCGCTCCCCTCTTGGGCTCGGACAGCCTGCCGCGGCTGCTCGACGCCGTCGACGCCGCCCGCGCGGCCGCCGCCGCCCTCGCCGAGGCCCGCGGTGCCGGGGGCGAGGCGGCGGCCGGGCCGTCGCAGGCGTCGCCGGGCGAGGACGCCTACGTGCGCCGCTGGCGGCCGACCTTCGGCTATGCGGTGGCGCTGAGCTGGCTGGTGATGATGCTGGCCGTCGCCTGGGTGGTGGTGCACGAGCCCGCCCGCGCGCCCGAAGTGATCGCGGCGCTGCTCGACACCACGCCCATCTGGGGCGGGGCACTGGCCGTGCTCGGCCTGTCGGTGGTCAAGCGCAGCCAGGACAAGCGCCTGCCCACGCCGACGCCGCCCGCCGTCGGCACGGCGCCGGAGACCCGGCCGGACGAGCAGGCGTGA